TGTCCAACCAGTGGTGTTATCGTTTTGATAAGCAGTTTCATCCCACGTCCACATCCATCCATGAGTGTTTGCTTCTCTATCACTTAGTTGTTCTGCTGTTAGTGTAGGTTCTGCACCGAGCGGTGAATCCCAACGAGCATCTGTAGTATTTTTTATCCAAGATGGATAAGGTTGTTCAGGCCAAAAATTATTAGTAGCTGCGTCCCAAGTATAACCTATACCTGCGTAGTTTCCTCTAAAAGGAGTACCACCCAGTACGTGTGTATTCTGATGTGTGTTGTAAGAAGTTTGAATCCATAAATGTGCTGGCCAATTATTATGGGTTTCTAGATATGCTTGACCTACTGCTTCCTCTTCTACGTTCTCAGCGTTGAGCACATCTTTGTCGTCAACCGCTAGGACTTGTAGAACTTCATTATCTTCAGTGATTTTTGCGAAACTTGCCATATATACTATTTATAAATTTTGTTCGTTAAAGTCAATGTATTATTTTATATAACTATCTCTATAACCATAGGGTGGTAGAGGTCTTGCATTACAAGCTATAGAATATCTCGGTTTTGGACCTAAATTCTTAGATATCTTATGATACATAGAAGAAGGAAAAACAATTAAAAGTTTATCTCTGGGTTCTATAGACCACGTGCTTGAGTTAAAGTGATTATATTCTGATACCCCTAGATCATAATTATGACTACTCCAATTATTGTTATGAAATTCTATTTTAGAAGAGTTGTCATGACATTTATTATAATAGACAGCTGAGTACATATTATTACAATGTTTGTGTCTTCCAGATTCTTCATTAAAACTACACCTAGTTGCCCATGAAGTTGTTATTTCAAACTCTGTTTTTTTATAACTCATAACTTCTTCATTGAATAAGTTAATTGAGTCTAATATTTTTGTTTTTAATGTAGTGAGGGGACTATATATATTTTTATTATTATATAAATACACATCCCTGCTCAGATAACATTCTCGGTTGTCAGCAGGTTCATATTCTAACTTATGAAGAATAGATTCAATTTTATCTTGGTGTTCTTTAGATATATTTAATTCAAATAAACATATAGGTGATGCAAATAAAGGTATCACTTTCTGTGACATATAGATCTTTCTACGAGTTAATAAGTACTATTGAAACTTATATCTTATTCTAACAATTCCGCTACCACCAGAACCACCTGTACTATTGTGAGGGCCAGATGTTCCGCCTCCACCGCCGCCGCCAGTATTAGCTGTGCCAGGTTGATTAGTAGAACCCCCACCGCCTGTTCCTCCAGGGGATGTTGGACCATTTGAGCCACCTCCGGCACCACCAGAATAAGAAGTGTTTGAACCTGTTATACCTGTTGTTGCTCCTGCGCCGCCTGTTCCTGCAGTACGATTATTTGGTGTTGGTTGTCCAGCTGCTATAGCGCCTCCGCCACCTCCACCGGATCCATCTCCGTCAGAGCCTGCTCCTGCGCCGCCGTTTGTTCCTTGTGCTGGTGATACGGGTGGACTGTTTCCACTTCCGCCTCCAGTTTGTCCGCCGAATCCTCCGCCAGATCCGCCACCGGATCCTCCGGGTTGTCCAGCTTTTGGACTGTTATTAAAATATCCGCCTCCGCCTCCGCCGGCAGAGTCTATACTTAAAGCACTAGAACCTGATCCATTTCCAGCACTAGAAGGACCTCCGTTTCCAACGCTAATTGGATAAGATCCAGGACTTGCTGAAAGTGTAACTGCTGCTGCAGGGCTAGCTCCTAAAGGAGAAGCCGTATAACCACTAGTTGTACCTGGAGATTCTCTGTAACCTCCGGCTCCGCCAGCTCCACCGTGACGACCTGCGCCACCGGCTCCACCAGCTACTACTATATAGTCAGCTGCTTCTGATCCGTCAGCATTGCCGACAGCTGAAACAGTAAAAGTTCCTGGTCCTGTAAATGTATGAATTCTGTAATCGCCGTCTGTTGTTTCTGTTCCACCTGAAGCTGTTATAAATTTTGCTGAAGGTCCATTATCTTTCCCGAAGCCTCTTGCGGATGCTGCTCCTCTTGTTCCTAATAAAGGCATATTATTCTTTCCTCCTTCTATTATGCGTACTGTGTCATTGAAGCAAACACTGTGTAGGCTGATGCACCTGTTTTAATAACAGTATACACGTACGAATCAACTGAACTCGCATTTCCTTCACTTGGGGCTGCTCCACCTTGCCATTCTGTTGTAACACCTGATGTAGTTCCATCTACTTGAACAACAGTATTTCTGTATTCAGAACTACCTATAGTTACTAGATGACAAAGAGTTAAAGATTCTCCCGTTGCCATAATAGTGTTCATTGTATTAGAACCATCACCTCTAAGATTAATTGTCCAATCTCCTGAAGCGTCTGATGTAAAATACCAAACGGCTTGAGTTGTTGCATCATAGTTTATAGTTCCTGTAGCTGCAGTTGCATCTATAGTAACTTTTTCTGCAACAGATTCAATTGCTCCTAATCCATCAATTGTGAATTTTCCATAGCCATTAGGGGCCATAGTCATAGCACCGTTAGCTGCGTCTGTAATTGTAAATGTTCCAGAGTTTGTACCACTATTTGTACTTAAAACTAAGTCAGTAGTTCCACCCGTTGTAACCGTTAAAGTTCCAGCGCCATTAGAAGTTAAAACTGCTGCTGCTGCCGCATCTCCAACTTTAACCGTATCTGCTCCTAAAACAACATCTCCTGTTCCTGCAGGGGTGATATTAATATCAATATTACTATCACTACTTCCTGTAGATGAAAGAGTTGGGCCATTTCCGCTAGCTCCCGCGGCTACTGTAAATTCGTTTTCCGCTGAACCTGTCGCGGTTATTTTTATTAATTCATTTCCATTAGTATCTAAAATAGATGTTCCAATAGCTGGTGAAGTTAAAGTTTTGTTTGTTAAAGTCTGTGTTCCTGTAAGAGTTACATCTCCAGCTGTAGTTGAAAAACCAGTATCGACAACACTAGGATTACTTCCTGCACCATCAATATAAATAATTTTCCATCCTTTATCTGTAGTGGAATAAGTTACTGTACCACCTGATCCAGTAGCTGTTTTAAGCTGAACTGTATAGGCTCCACTTGTACTATTTTTAATTAAGTAAAAGTTCTCAACATCATTAGGAAAAGTTACAATTTTAGCTCCTGTAATTGCTTGAGGAGATTCAGCGCCTAAAATAATTATTCTTGTAGCTAAAGTTGCTCCTGTTGAGCCATCTGATACAGCTAAAGCTGTTGTATTAGCTCCTCCGCCTGCAGCATTTAGAGTTTGTACGGCATAACCGCCTGCTATTTGTTCTATGATATTTAAATTTGTATTAGTCTTTGTTCCCCATGTACCGGCGTTTTCACCAGTTGCCATTAATTCGACGCCGAGAGGTGTATATGTTGATGCCATTATTTAATCTCCTAATTATTGTTATTAATATTATGTTTTGAAAAACAAGTCAACCTATTTATCCAGCATGTGTTTTCTCAGTATATGTAGCACTGTCATCATAATCTTTATCTGTGTAATTTCCACTAGTATTATAAACTAATTCTCTGTAATATAAAGGTGAAAGTTCACCTACTGAAACAGTTGCTGAAACTCCTGTTAATCCCATTACATCATTAGGGGCTATTGCTCCTATAGAAGCATTTAAAGAAGATGGCGCTGTTAAACCAACAGTCATTTGGTCTAATGAAATAGAACCTACAGAAACAGTTGACCCTAATCCAGATGGTTGAACTATTTGTTCTTCGGTAACAGTAATATCACCAATAGAAGCAGTTACTGAAACTCCTGTTAATCCCATTACATCCGCAGGATCAATAGCACCTACTGCAGATGTTGATCCAACTCCAGTTAATGGTACTCCTATTTCATAACCCAATGCGCCAACAGAAGAAGTTGCTGCTATTCCTGATATTGGTTCCGTACTTGCACCGTATGCTAAACCTGGTGTTCCTACTGATGATGTAATACTTTGACCACTTAATCCAACAGACATTTCAGTTGGAGATATTGCTCCAACACTTGTAGTTGATACTCCACTAGAGCTAACATCAACAATAACTGTCATTGCAGATTCACCCCAGTTTTCATAACCCCAAGGATCTCTGCCCCAACCTTGCTCGTTGTATGCTGATACTTCTCCGATAGAAGTTGCTAAACCAAGTCCACTTAAAGTAATAACTGGTTCATGGGTATCGCCCCATGGCTCAAGGCCCCAGTTATCTCTACCCCAACCAGCATTAGCACTAACTTCTGTTAACGCTCCAACAGATGTTGTAGCTATTCCAGCTGTATTAATATGAACTATAATTTCTGTAACGGGTGTGCCTAAAGAAGATGTTAAACCGGATGGTGCTGTAAGAATTTGTAAAAGTTCAACTTCAGCTGAACCAAGTGAAGATGTTAAACCTAATCCAGATAATGCAACGGAATAAGTTACTCCCCATCCCGCATTACCATATGTAGTTCTGCCCCAACCTTCTTCATTGAAAGCTGTTAAAGAACCTATTGAAGATGTTAAACCGGAAGGTGCTGTTAAACTTATATCAAGTGCACTCTCACCCCAGTTTTCAAATCCCCATGTGTCCGAACCCCAACCTTGTTCTGGAAAGGCTTCTACTGATCCAATGGATGAAGTTAAAGATGATGGTGCTGTTAATGATTGTGCAACAGTATTAGATTGCCAGGTGTTCTGTCCCCAGGCTACTGAAGGACTATCACCACCCCAAATTGATGCCATAAGGAGTTCCTCCTTATGCTATCCGGATTATCGCTGTAGTTGCTGCTGCTGCAGGAAACTGAATTGTAAAAGTTCCACTAGATACAGTTTTATCTCCACCAAAAGCTACTGCACAAACCGATCCGTCCGTGGCATGTGAATCATTAAAGATTAAACATCCGTTAGCGGTAAATGAAGCTGATGACCAAGATATATCTGCAAAATCACAAACTGCTGTTGATGAATCTAATGTTGGTGTAACACTTGTTAGAGCTTGTCCTTTAGCAGAATAAGAAGTTCCTGAAGTGTTTGTTATTTCTTCAGAAGATGTGTACGCAGTGGTACTCGCTCCTAAAGTTGCTGAACTTGTGTATAAAGCTAAATTAAAAGTGTTTCCTGTAGAAGCTGTGAAGTTATGTTCTGCTTCTAGTATTTCTTGTTTAAAGCTATTACAAATTGCCGATGTTATTGCCATAATGTTTATCTCCTAATTACTGAGGCGGCGACTCGATTGGTATACGGATAGTACCGTCTGTATAATCATCTCGTCTTCGTCTCCCAATTTGCATTGCTGCAAACTTTTGTAGTTCTTGTTTATACTTTCCGTCGTATAATGTCAACATATCAGTTGGACCTTTTAAATAAGAATATGCCTCCGACAAACAGCAATATAATAGTCCTTGGGGAAAGTATCTGCTGACATAAGTCCCAGAAGTTTGGTCCTCCAAACCAGGTGGTATCTTGTTATAATGAATAATATATTGATAATTAGCGTCTGGTGTAGGAGCTATATAAATACCTCCTGAAGTACTAGAAGTAGTTCCAGTTGCTCCTCCGAACATAGAATAGTATTTAGGTAATCCTGTGGTATCTTGACCTGTTTGAGATCCTTCGTCTCCGGTTAATTCCCCTACATATTCTTGTATGAAAGTTTGATCTCGTCTTTCCAAATATGTGCCTTGGCCAGTGCTTGCACTCGTAGAAGGAAATACTTGAATAGCTCTTACAAATAAACACCCAGCTGGCATATTTATTGAATTAGTATCAGTTGCAAATTGTGCTTGAGCTTGTTTTCTGTCAGAATCCATAGGAAGATCATAAGCAATTCTATATTCTGCATTTTCTATAAATCTACCTAGAACAGCACCAGTAAAAACATTACTATCTACTTCAGTGTAATTTCTAATGTCAGTTTCTAAATCTGAAAGTGTATATGCAGCCATAATAGTTAACCTCTATCATTAACGGGTCCAATTGTACACTGAAAACCGCCTCCTGTTGCTGTACTTGTAGCATTAGATACTAAAGGAACTGTTAATGAATTATATAATGTTTCTGTTTGTGATGTTTTAGGACCTACTATTACTGTTGTTGAAACTGCTGTTGCTAAATAAGATCCGTATACCTTTGCGCCAGAAGAATGTGCATTAGCTGGTGTGTCTGATAAAGTGTTTCCTCTATAAGGCGCAGCTGTTCCACGTGTGCATCCTGTTAGAGTATGTGTAGACCTACCTGTATATTGAATTGTTTCATTTTGGTAAGTACCCACTAATAAAGGATTAGTAATATTTCCTGCTGTTAAATCAGCTTCTGTCCAAACTTTTTCTATAACAATATATCCAGCTGTTGGAAATTCAGATCCATCAGTTAAAACAATTGATGTAGCAGAATCAGTTAGGTCTCCATTTAATGTTGTAGATAATTCTAAAGTTGAAATTGCAACTCCACCTACCAGTTGTGAAATATCACTAAATCTTACATACGATGTGCCCGCATTTAAACCATTGTTTGGAAATGAAACACTTAAGGTTCCAGAAGCAGCGGTTGTTGTAAATGGATTATTTGGTAAAATATCTTGAACTGGGAATTCGACTCGAGCTGGTTTTGCATGTTGTAAGGCTTGAGGATCAGCGCCCACGGGCCTTGGATCTATTTGTGGTTGCTTAGGTTCATACTCAGATGTATGGACCCAAAGACCATTCCATTCTTGCACCATTTCTCTATAAGGAAATGCCGCACCAGAACGATCAGAAATCATTAATGCATTGGTGCCTTTAGAAAATCTAGCCATTATATATTTGGATAATAAGTTTTCGGTGTAATATACGTACTCGCTGCTGATCCATCCTCCGCTAAAGCTCTTGTTAA